GATTAAAAATTTGGTGATTAAAAAAATGTGTCTAACTTTGCTACATCAGAATACGGACTGATAAAGAAATTAGGTTTCGTTCTACCCAACGAAGTAACCCTTGCTCTTATGTGCCGTATCACAGAAGGGTGAGGGTTTTTTATTTAAACAACATGGAAACATTTAGAGTAGTATGCGTTAACTCAAACGCAAGACCAGCGGACTTCCCTGCGCACCTTTGGATTGAGAAAGGAGAAATCTACACAGTCGTAGATGCAAAGTACCTAGCTAAGCAACACATGGCAATGGGATATAAGCTTTCAGAGATTGAATTACCTGAGGACTGCAAGTACAAATTCTTTTTAGCAAACAGATTCAGACCATACACGGACGATGATGCAGAAGCAGAAGCTGCTGTTGAATCATTGTTGCAAGAGGTAGAAGAGTTCCAAGCAGTAGAGCTGTAACTATGTTTGAGGTATTCTCTGAGTTAAACAAGTTCAATGGAATCGTATTTGACGAGGCTGACCACTCGTATTTCTACGATGGCTTACGATGCACTTCCGTTACTAATTTACTGTCTAAATTCAAAAAGCCTTTTGAAACAGAGATAATCGCCGCAAGATATGCAACGAAAAACGGTCTAATCGTTGCAGACGTAATACAAGAATGGGAAGACATCAAGAACGCATCCACATCAAAAGGTACTGAACTGCATAAGTACGCAGAGTTGAAGTTCACCAATAAACGCTATGAAGTAGATAGAAGCACTGGAGCGCAAGCTTTGACGTTCATGATTGATAATTTCTACAAGGATTATATCAACACCCTATTGTTAGTAAGAGCAGAACTTGTGGTCGGAGACAAAGACCTGCGCATCTGTGGAATGCTTGACAAGCTATTCTATAATGTGGTTGATAGTGAGCTTCAAATATGGGATTACAAGACAAACAAAGAGATTTCTACATACAGTAAGTACAAGAACAAAATGACCAATGGCCTTGAGCATCTTGCCGAATGTGAGTACAACACATACTCGCTACAGCTAGGGGTCTATAAAAAAATAATAGAAAAAAACACCAATTTAAAAATTGGAAAGTCATATATTTGTTGGGTTAACGACAGAAACTCTAATTATGTTGTCATAAAAACTGCAGATTTAGAGAAGGAAGTCGATGTTGTTCTTAACTCATCAACACATAATGACTACATCTTCTAAGTACTCAAGCAACAAGATTATAGAAGTAATCGAAGACCGCACCCACCACTTCATCATGAAGAGTTACGTCACGACCATCTTTGAGTCGGACAGAAAGAAGCCAGAGTATCACTTGTATTGGTACAACGAAAACAAAACGTGGGAAGACAACCGAATAATGTACAAGAATCTATCTGCCAAGAAACTTGGAAAGAAAGAGCTGAAATACTTCTTCGATAATCAACACATATTTGTTGAAGTTAAGACTAACAAGCACGGCTCTGTCTGGGAACACAAAGAAATAGGGTTCGATAAAAGCAGAGTGCAGCGAAATCAGTATTTCCTTGACTTTAATCAAGAATTTTAAGCACCTTACCTGTATCCTTATCAACTCTTGCTCTTTTCATTCTATATCCAGTCTCTTTGCACTGAACAAATCTTACAACAACCTTCTTATCTGAACCTTCTCCCTTTATATTCTCAGGGTCGTACTTAGCATGAGACAATGCATTGATATATGCAAACGTAATCGCAAAGATGGCATCATCATAATCGTATCGTGAATCGGCAGCTTGGTATCTTGTCTGTCTGTGGCTATTCGTAGACTTCAAATCTTTCTCTACAAACGTCTTTAACTGCTCCCAAAGCCATGGAACGTCGATGTTCGACCCATATGAATCAATCATCTCCTCTGTTTTAGCTATGATACGAGGCGCTGTGTTCGTTTTATTTGATATTCCGAACCATTTACCACCGAAGGTCTGTAAGTACTCAGGAAGCTGCGCATTTGCGGTGAATTTATTCTTGAATCCATGCATCTCTTGAAAGTCAACGTGCATATCACCGATATTATTCTCCACAAGCTCTTTTACGCCACCTCTTTTCTGTTGGTCATAGTACAAACTCTGCAGTAAGACCTGAAGATAGGTATATTTAAACTTCTTGTCTCGGTGAAATACGACGGATGATACGGAATTTGTGTATGCATCCCATATTGCACTACACATCATGGAATGTCCAGTCTCTGAGTTGATGGGGTCAGTCCCTTGGTACCAACGATTCTTCCATATTTCTCCTTGTGGTGGGTGGTGTATAATAATAGCCGACGTTGATACGTCTTCTCGTGCTTCAGTTTTTACCCATCTCGCTCCAATAATCTTAAAATCAGTAATGAGGTCAGGAGTTGGCTGAGACATATCAAGGATTGGTTCAAAATATCCATATTCAATAGGAACATCTTTACCATATATTTCATTTAGTCGCATATTGCATGTATGAATTGGATACAATGTGCGTGATTTTCTGATGAACATATCATCTATGGTGATTGGGTAGTGCTGGTGGAACTGAACCTTAGCTGCTTCACCCTTCTTTGTACCCTCTAATGCAAGATATGCTTTGCGTTCGTTCTGAATATGTTGGTCTGTAACCCCTCTTCTTGCGTATGCGTTAAAGAATATGGGTATGATTCCGTATTGATAGTTCTTTTCTCTCCATTGTTGTAGACACATCTTGAATTCTGCCTCAAATACGGAGCCTCCCTTGTCCATCTCACCACCCGTTCCCCATGCAATGAACTGCTGTTGCATAGTCATTTTTCCCGTTTCGGGATTAAACTTGAATAAAGCAGGACGACCCTCACGCATCATCTCTCCAAATATCTCAAATAGACCAATCTCATCCACGAACACCGCAGATGGTGAACCCCCATTGATTGAATCTACAGCAGGGCTGTCTACTTGGAAGCGAGAACCACCACCTTCGTCACGACCTTTTCTATCTCCTTTCTTATCGAAGTTCATAATCTGGTCAGTCCAGTTCTTCACCTCCTGAGCCATGTAGTCAGGAATCTTGGTGTATGTCCACTTTACCTTATCACGGAATATTTCTATACCTTTCTCTTTTGAGTGGGTAACGAACTTGATGAAATATGATTTGTTTAGGTTGACACGTTTCATTCCTGCGAGACACATCGTAGTGGTAAAACCAATCTGACGAGCCTTACCAATCATCATGGAATATCCACAGTCGTATAGGAATAGAAGAACTTTTTGCGCATCCCATGCTTTGTATGGCAGCATACCGTTTTCAGCACGGTCTTCTTTTATGTATCCGTATTTATTACAGAAGTAAAGCGTGTTGTCTTTACAGCGTTGGATTTCCGTAAAGAGCCAATCCATTTGGTCTTCCTCGTTATCGTAATCCAATATCACAGATTTATCCTCCATCCAGAGGTCTGCTTGTTTGCAATATAAGTCAAAGGGCTTGAACTTCAATTTGTTTTGCCATCCCGAGTTGATACTATCTATCCAATCGACAAACTCTTTTGGATACTGAAACTCTTCGTGGTTTGGCTTCCACTCATGTGTAAGCACGCCCTTTGCACCGATATTGTCTTGAAATAAATCAAAACCCATGCGGTCTATTTTATTTTATTTTTGACAGTTCTTGTCTTTTGCTCCACAAACAGATACAGATTTGTTTCGGCTTGTTGGCCCTGCAGCATCAAGCATAGCTAATCTACGCCCTTTGTTCTTTTTCATTCTCATTCCAGCTTGGTCAATAGCATCACCAATGTTCTTTACAACTTTAACTACTTTGTACAACCCTGGGTTGCTATACTTGTTAATCTTCGTGCTGTAAGAGCTACCAGAAATTTTACTTTTATTTTTTTCTGCACGCTCCTTCATTCTGTTGTCTTTTCTAACACCACGATTAATCTCACGATTAAATCTGCGTTCTTGACGATTTTCTTGACGCTGAGTCAAAGGAGTTTCAACTGGCGCTTCATTGCCAGATATGTTACTTTGATTTTTGATGTTCTCCAAGTCTTTCTTAGCTTGCTTCATCTTGTACCCAGAAATTTTTCTTTTGATAAACTTTTTTAGTTTACCCCCACCAGGTCCGCCTGCAGCTTGACCAAGGCTCATTTTTTCCATTAATGCCATTTTACTTCTTTTTTAAATTTTTGATTACACTTTTATTAATCCAACTAACACCTTTTGTTGCTGACCTATTTGTTTTGCTCTTAGGATTTTTTAAATCATTTATCATGTTGACTGATGCTAGCGAATCTTTTTTTGCGCTCTTATTCAGATTATTAGAAAGCTTTATCCTTTCATATCCAGATAAAGATGTGTTTCCTCTAAGGTCAAGTACTTTTGCTTGATTACCCTTCCCTTTTGAAATTGCAGCCTTACCTATTCTTCCTTGAACAGTTGCCATGCTTTTTTTTCTGTCAGACTCTTTCATAAGAGAATCTGCTTTTGCATATGTTGACATTGATGCTGCTCTAGATTGAGGAGATTCAGATTGAGAGCTACCTGAAACGCTTTTTATTGCATTTGAATTTTTGGTCTTATTGATTGAAGCTTTGCCAGATGATAAATCTGACTTTCTGTTATCAAGTTTTTCTTGAGCTTTTTTCATCTTATATCCATCAACTTTCCTTTTGATGAATTTAGCCAGCTCTCTTCCTTTAGACGAACCCATTTTACTTCTTTTTTGTTTTTTTACTACGATTTATATTTGACTTAACGCCCGACCCTGGAGTCTTAAACATTGCATCAAGATTTTTATCAATCAGTCTGCCTTGAAACGCAAGACCATTGTTCTTTCTGTTGTAATCCACATATTCATCCGTAGAGTACTTAGGCATAGGCGGCTTTACCTCGTCCTTGAACGAGGATTTAGGAGCCGAACATGTGAAGTCTATGGGTTTAATCTTGCGTGGCATTATCCTTTTCTTTTGATAACCTGAATCTTTTTTCCTTCAGCGTTTCTGTCTACAATTTTCTGAGACTTTAATTTCCCACTTCTATCGAACTTATCTACCATTTTAGAAGAGCCTGACGTTGGGTTGCTAACTTTAACCACGGCTTTTCTCATGTTTGATTTCTCATATCCCGTGAATGTCTTTCCATCCATTTCTCCAGATACAGACTTGCGACCAGTAGCTTTTCTATATGCATTCTGCAATTTACCTTTTACAGATGCAACTGTCTCACGGATATTCTTGCGTGGACCACTCTTTGCCATTTCTCTTCCGATTTGAGCAGATGACTTTTGAGGAGTGTTAGATTTTACTCGCTCAGACGGCAAATTAGTTTTGATTGCCTCGGCTTTCTTTGGAGCCATTTTAGGAACAATCGCCTTTTTGTTTACACCAAGTCTTGGAGTTTTGCTTGAACTACTTGAACCTTTAGCATACTTTGCAGCTTGTGCCTGTAGTGTAGAATATCCAATTTGTTCCTCTACTGGTTCAGATGTCCCTCTTGTTTTAAACCTTGGAGTTCCCTCTTGAGGAACTGGCATTGGCTTAGATGTACTTCTTCTTTGAATTTTTCCTGTACTTTTTCCCATGATTTATTTTTTACGAGTTGTGGCGAACTTCGCCTTTACATACAAGTCCCATATCTTTTTCTTCAGGACTTTATTATCATTTGCATTGTTCCGTGCATCATCTGCATAGTCCTTGCGAATATCCTTATCCATATTGGAAATAGCGTCGTAATATGCCTTATCCTTTGCGGCCACCCTTTTTCAATTTAGATAGACGCTCTTCTTTAGCTTCCTGCTTCTTTCCTTCTTTCTTCTCATGCTTAGCCATAGCCTTTTTAGAAGAGTATGTTTCCTCAGCTTTAGTGCCTTTGTACTCCTTAACCTTCTTGCTTCCGTAAGCCTTCTTAATCATTTTAGGGTCAATGCCCATCATTTTTCCTAACATATTCAAATGTTTAGGACAAATGTAATGAATATATTTTTACCAACTTTTTTGAATAAAAAAATGCCCCACCGAAGCAGGGCATCCCTTAAACATGAAAACCTAAAAAACCAAATATGCGAGAACAAATGCAATGAGGTTTACAAATATACGATTAAATTGGAAATTTCCTACTATCTATTATTTTTGTTTTTACTTCAGTGCCATTTGCCTGATTTCTTGCGCAGTGTATCTCCAAGATTCTACCTCCTAGTGGCTTTGGTGGCGCACCTCTTTCAACGTGCCACCCACTGAATCCTTCACCGTATTCTTCCTTGTAGGTACCAGTAAGCATAAGATGTATGTTCTTGTGTTTAACTGCGTATCCTGTCTTTGAATGGAAGTAGATTGTTTCACGCACGTCGTTACGAGAAGAGTTTTCGTGTATATGTCCCATGGTGAACACGTCCATATCCTCGTATGTTTCAAGCGCACGAGTCATGTTAATCGCCCCCTTGGTAACTATACCGCCACCGCCCGAGCCGTGGTAGTATTTAATTTTGGTGGATAGGGAAGTAGTAGTGCTTTCACCAGGGAACTGATTGATGATAAGCCATCCACCATATCCTCCCGTCTGCACATTAGACCCTGCCTTGTAGTTAAGCAAGTCAACGAATCGCTGTACAACGTCCGTCTCCTGCCACTTGATAATCCCCGTCTCATGGTTCCCGTATCCAATCACAGTTATTATGCGTGCATAAGGTTCAAACCAATCCACCGCAGTCTCGATTACAGAGTCAAGGTATCTAGCGTTGTTATGCTCTGGTCTGATGTCGCTCTTATTCCCACGTCTATCGCCACGCCCCTGCATCAAACAGAATGTGTCGCCATTCAGCATCACAGGGATTTCGTTTTCTAGGCAATAGTCTAGGTGACGTTTAAGCAAGTCTCTATCGCAATGGGGGTTATCCCAGTGTAAGTCCGAAAGCATCGCAATCCGAACTGTCATTCCCTGCATCTGCATCTGATGCACGTTTCTGCTGTGGCGTGTTATCTCCATTAGAAAATGTTTATGAGTTTGTCTTCAATGACATTAAGTTCATAGTCCCTCTTGGGCATGTTATTAAATTCCTTGGTAGAGTAAAGCATCTTCTTCATCGTGCCTTTATAGAATACCGTGGGGTTGACCATATAATCTCTTCTACCTTTTTCGACTGTAAATCTAAGGATATCTTTCTCACATAATTGTTTGATGCTACTGATGACATAATCTGTCTTCAATCCCATGGCATTTACAATATCCCTAATCCCATATTTCTTCAGATGATTTCCATACGCCATATTCTTAACGAAGAAACGCAACGTCCTAAATGCCGACGGCTTTAACTCGTCCTGCAAATCAAAGGTGTCTATGAAGGCAACGCAATAGCGAAGCTTCTTCTTCTTAAGCAACATTCCAATCAGCTCATCGGACTCGTCGCTGTACGCCTCCCCAATAGTAGTGAAGTTACCCTGCGCATCCTTGTAGTAAAGGTCAAGTTCCTTCCTCCTATAATACGCAATCCTATCGGCCTCCATTAAGACCAAGTCGTAAACAATGTGATTATCCATAACTATGCTTTTCGTTTCTCGATAATACCATCAACATTAAGCTTAATCTTCTTCAGATGAGAAAGGCTTTCCTTATGCCTCGTATGCTCATAGAAAATCAACCCGCTTAACGCCCTGCTAAACTCCGCAACATTCATGTCGCCCTTCATCTTGTTACACTGACCGCAACAAGGAACCTTATTGTCATTGCTTAACTTACCGCCACGACTCTTGGGATATAGATGGTCTACGGTTCTTGAGTAGTCATCCAACGTGGTCTTACAATAAGCACAAACACTAAGGTCTATACCACTTTTCGTAATCATAATAATACATTTTATATAACAAAGATACGCCTTTTCTTGTTACCACTAAGCCCTAGAACAGTCTGTACCCCCTTTTGGCAACATCAATTCCTTAATAACCAAGTACTTAACATTCTTAATCCCTATAAGTGTTCCTCTTCTATACGGGGTGCATGCGACTACGCCTGTGGGAGCGACCCCCTTTTCCATACCCCTCCCCCTTTATATCTACGCATGGTGGTACCCGTCCATAGTACTACCATCCCTCCCCACTTTTATTTCCGACTCCTTTTCCTAATTAAAGTTTTCTTTGGATTGGTGGTGAAAAGATTCTGTATACTGGGGGGTCTTTAACAGCGTTTGACATCCCCTCCCCATTTCAAAAGGAAAACCGGGAATCCAAACCGTCAACGTCCCCATGTTGTAACTATCTTTATCGTTCAACTACCTTTGCCGTTCCAACTACTCAAGCCGTTCAACTATTTTTGTCGTTCAACTATTCACTTCGTTACATGGATCGGGACAACTGCTTTTTTAGTTCAACTACTTTCTTCGTTCCTACAGTGCGCATAGGTTTGTTTTATGACGTCATTAGATTATTTTATTATGCGTGCATAATACTCCCCAAATTCCCATTATGGGAAACTTTCCATTTCCGGGAACACGATTCCCAGATCGGGAAACCAGCTCTTTATAACTAACTCATTAGTTTAAAGCCCTTATTTAGAATGATTCTAAATTTCAAAAAAAGTTGTTTTTTTTCCTAATAAAGTTTGCTATTAATTAAACTATGCTTATATTTGTTCTATGAGATAACAAGATAAACATACCGACCAAAGCACCTACAGTAAGTAGGTGAATGTACTAAAAAGGCAAATGGGAGACCTATGCCAGGTGGAGAACACACCTAAAAAACGGAACTTAATGGGAGTGGTATGTTTAAGAATTAGTAACCAAGTAAAACAAGTAATATGAATGCAATTTTTGTAAAACTAGAGCAGACTCAAAAGTCTAAAGGCGAAATGAATGTAGTTTCAATTCGTAGCAAAGTTATTGACATTGAAAAAGTCAACACCATTGAGGGGCAGATAGAAGCCGTCAAGCAAATTGTTAAAGGTTTTCAATTCACGATTGACCTTGCTTCTCAAAGTGGGCAAAAGGTAGTAACATTTGGAGGGGTGAAATTTCGGTTAACTTCAAAGTTCACCATCTACCTAAATGTCAATGGTCAAGATTTTAGTTTCGACGAAATTGACCAATTTTTTGAGGGCGCAAACAAGAAAGAAAATTCCTTTAAGAAAGGCGCTGAATTGGCTACTGATATGTTTTCAATTTTGCGAAATGCCGTAGGTCAATCGCCAATTTTACCTACCACAATTATCAAGACCATTAATTCACAAAAAACTCTTGAGTCATGAGAATAACGACACGAATAGAAGCAAAGCACGAATTTATCCAATGTGCTGAAAACACTACCTTTGCGCACGTCGAAGGTATCTTAAAGAAAAAAGGTAAAAGCGCACTACGAATGAGACAAGCCGAAACTACAAACTTTATACAAGGGGAGGTTATCGACATTCGAGATGAGCGCAAAGCACAACGTAACGCAGAACGTAACGCAAAACGAAAGTGCTACAAGTACTAACCAGCTTTTACCAGATCAACAAGGGAGGGAATCGGAAACGGTTCCCTTTTTTTGTACCCCGGAATCACTATCCACACCAAACCCAGTAGGGCTAAACTAAATTAAATTAAATTGAGTAGAATGAAAACAAAAGAACGAAACAACCTAATTGCTATGGGCATCTGTAGCGTATTATTCCTAATAGGAAATCAAATCGCTGTAAGCATGGAAATAGTAGACCCTTTTCTGTACTTTATCGCCTTATTAGGCGGTAGTGGCACGTTGCTATTGAGCATCGGAGAATTGTTTGTGCGCAAAGCGCTCGCTAGATTAGAGGAAATCGAAAAAGAAGAATCAAAGGAGAATGTATACACACCTAAATTGTAATAGCATGAAAGCAACAACCAAGCAAACAAGCACAAAAATTGTTCACACAAACGTGGAGTATAAAATCGTAGAAAAAATAGGTTTCTATGACATTGTGGTAAAGTATGTAAACGGAATCGAGGCAAAACGGTTCAAAGTAAAGAACTACCTATGAAGACATTTAGAATCGAGGTAACAGCCAATGATGGCACTACGTCATTGCATAAAGTAATGGCGTTCACGTCATGGCACGCAATCGACTTATTGTTTTACAAGTACGGTATGGAGAAAATTCAGCCCAATCGTGCAAAATACACAGCAAAATGAAGCAAGACCTAAAAGAAATCTTCATCGTATCCATGGTAATGGTAAGTGGAGGAGAAACGCTAGCAGAACGTAGACTCGCACAATTCTTCAACTCAAATGAGGCGCGAAAGTACGC